GTGCTGCCGAGAAGATCACGGCCATAACGCCGGCGTTCTCTCGTCTCGCCACCGAGAAACATACGCCGATGCTCAAGGCGCTGTTTGGGCAGTGGCTTGAAGCCGGAATGTTGCCAGCGCCACCCCCCGAAGCCATCCAGCGCATTTCCGATTCGGTCGGGATGGTGCCGAATCCGGCCATTTCGTTCTCGTCTCGGCTGGCGCTGGCAATCAAGAGCCTGCGCAACGTCGATGCAGACCGCCATATTCAGCGCATCACGGCCATTGCGCCGCTGCGTCCCGAAGTCTTGGAGCCGTTTGATTGGCTTGCCTGGGCGCGTGGTTCTGGGCGCGATGCTGGCGTTCCTACGGATTACATCCTCGATGAGGAAGTCGTTCAGCAAAACATGGCCGCGAAGCAACAAGCAGCAGCCGCGCAAGCTCAAATGGCGATGCTCGAACAAGGCGCGAAGGCGCTCGGCAGCGTCGGCGGAGTCGAAGCCCTGAAAGGAGCCGCCGCATGATCTTTGCCGCTGCCATCACTGGAACGCTCAAAGGCATCGCGGCCATTCTGTCGATGCTGGTTTGCGTGTGCGTCGTGTTCTGGATCGCTGGAAAACTTGATTGATTCGATGAAAATCACCTCTGACCATTGGCTCGAAGGCGTAAAACGTGACCTGATTCCGGGCGGTTCCGCGATGCCAGTTCGGCGTTTCCTTGTGATCCACTTCACAAGCGGGGCGTCGGCGCAAAGCTCAATCAACTTCTGGAAGACTCCAGCGGCCAAGGGCGCATCCGCTCATATCGTGATCGACCGCAACGGCACCGTTTACCAATGCCGACCGTTCAACGTCACGGCAGGCCATGCGGGCGTCTCGCAGTGGCAGGGCTTCAAGGGGTTGAATGCCTGTTCTATCGGCATCGAGCTTGCAAACGCGGGCGACGACGTGGCGCTGGCGGCTCGATATTCAAAGTTTGAGCCGGTTACGGCCAAGCACAAGAACGGCGGCAAGCCGCAAAAATGGGAAGTCTATCCGCCCGAACAACTCGCCGCCTGTGAGGAAGTCGCTAAGGCGCTGGTGGCTCGCTACAAACTGGACGACGTAATCGGCCACGAAGACATTGCGCCGGATCGGAAGAACGATCCTGGCCCCGCCTTCCCGATGGCGGCGCTTCGCGTGGCCTGCGGATTCAAACCAGAAATCAAGCCATGAGTGACCGTTCCAAGCTCGACCTCGCGCAACCGTTCAACCGGGGCAACGACCTGTTTGAATACACCTTCACGGTCGCGACAAAGCGCCATGAGGTACAGGCGGCGGTGCTGCGTGCCTTCAAGGAAGGCTTTAACTGCTTCCTGTTCAAGTTCGAGTTCAAGGGGCGCAAGTTCGAGGATCGCATTGCGCTTCCGCATGCCGCTGGATTCGATGAGCGCGACGCCGTGGAGATGGCCGAATATGCCCACGACCGCTTTTTGAACACGGTGAAGAAACTCGTCAAAGCATGAAACTTGCCTTTCTTGCCGCCACGCTGGCCTTGCAAGCCTGCCAACACATTTTTGAGCCTCCGATGAGCGCACCAGTCCGCAACGCGCACAAGTGGGAGATTCAACCCAATCCGCGATGGATGCCGTTCTGACATGACCGAAGCCGAGCAAATCGAAGCCAAGCGCAAAGATCGCCAAGCGCGTTTGAATGACGCTTGGGCAGACCTTGCGACAAGCAAGTCATTCCGGCTTGTGATGGAAGACGCGCAACTTCACTTTGGCATGTTCAAAGAGTCGTTTCTGGCGACGGACAATTTCAACCCGCACGCTGCCGCGCAACGCGACGGCCAGAAAAGCGTGCTGACATTTTTCGCCCGCCGACTCGCTCGCGGCGTGGCACTCTTGGAAGACGAAGCCGAGAGCAAACCAACGAGCGCACTCTAACCACCCCATGAACATCGAAATCAAAAACGGCGTCGTCACCAAAGACGGCGACGAAATTGGAGTCATTCAAGATTCCATCTGTCACCTGACCGAGAAGGTCGGGCCAACGGTTAAAGGCGCGATCCGCAAAGAGTCCGGTATTGAAAACCTGACTTTCAGCGTAGCGGAGACACCTGACGAAGTGGCGCGTATGGGCAAGGCCATTTTGAGCAATGCGCCGGAAACCACCGACGAAGCAGAAGACAGCGACGGCAAAGACGTTGACGCTCCGAAGCCATCCCTAGCCGATATGAGCGACGACGAACTCGCCGAAGAAATGAAGCGTCGCGGCCTCATTCAGGAGGTCAAAAACGAGCCTGTCGTGGAGCAACCGCCCGTTATCGAGCGCGATCTTTCTGCCGTCGATCGACTGCACAAGCTCGCCAACGAGGGCCGGATTCCGCAGCCTCCGGCCAAACACCCGGCGATGGGCGACAAGACGCCCGAATATGTCGCATGGTTCAAAGCGCACGCGACGCCCGAAGAAATCGCTGTGCGCTACCCTGACAACCGCCGCATTCCGGCATCGGTTCGCGAGTTCCAGGCTGCCGAGGAAAAGCTGAAAGGAAAGCTGCCCGGCGAGAAGAAGGACACGGCACCCGAAAACGACTTCATTGGCAAGGGGGGTGATGAGTGATGAAACTCTTTCCTCGATTCTTCCTCGAAGGTGAAGGCGGCGACGGCGGCAGCAATGGCGGCGGCGGCGCTTCTGGCGGCTCTACGCTGCTCGGCGGCGCGGCTGGCGGCAGTTCCGGCGCTGGACAAGGCGACGGCTCAAAAGCCGGTTCTGGCGCAAGCGGCCACGCTGGCGACGGCGGCAGTCCGGGCGCATGGGATTTCCGTTCCTCGCTGGACGACAAGGGCAACTTCCGGCCCGGCTGGGATGCCAACCTGCCCGATGACCTCAAAGCGTCGGCGGCTGCTCTCGCCAAGTATCCGAATCCGCTCGAACTCATGCGCGGCCACGTCAACGCCTCGAAGTTGATCGGCCAAAAGACGGCCCTCAAGGCTCCGGCTCCCGACGCCAAGCCCGAAGAAGTCGCCAAGTTCAATGCGCAAATCCGCGAGGTGCTCGGCGTCCCGGCCAAGGCGGAGGAATACAAGCTGACGAAGCCGGACAATCTGCCGCAAGGCCTGTCATGGGACGAGGCCAAGGTGGGCGACTGGCAGAAGTTCTTTCACGAAAACAACATTCCGCCCGCCATCGCCGACAAGATCGTTGCCAAGCAGGCTGCCGAAATCGCCAGCCAAGCCGACGCAGGCAAAGGCAAGCTCGATGAATGGGTGAAGTCCCAAGAGGCTGAACTGCTCAAGGAATGGGGTGCGGATTATGACGCCAATCTCGGGCTTGCTGCCAAGGCTGCATCCATTGCCGGTTTTGACCTGAACGACAGCGAGCTTGGCAATAATGCGAAGTTCGTGAAGGCCATGTTGACCGTTTCGCGGCTCATCTCCCCCGACAAGCTCGTCGGCGGCGACAAGGCTGCAACGGTCATGGATGGAGCCGCACAAGCCGAGGACATTCGCCGCAACCCGAACAACCCCTGGCACAAGGCATTCATGGGCCAAGAGGGCGACGCACGCCAACGCGAGGCCGCTGCCCTCATGGCAAGGCTGCAAGGCGTCAAAGTGTAGCTCGACGTGCATCACAAGGCCGGGGCCGAAAAAGCCCCGGCTTTTTCGTTTGAAGGTTGAATTGAGCGGGCAGGATTTGAACCAGCTCCTCGACAGGACTCGCCGCGCTGCATTACCAAAATACACTACCGCTCAATTCAGCCTTCGGAGGGCAGAGTTCATGCTTTATGAAGTCGCCAACTTCGCCCGCGTGTCCGCCCCAGCACATCAGCAGCCGGGGCAAGTCGGGAGCCACGGCTGATTCCGTGCCTACGCTTGCCGGTAAAACATGAACTCTGCTCTCAAACACCTTTGCCAAGTGACCGCCTTCTTATGGGCGAGTGTTGACGCTAGAACGGTAAGCAAAGAGGTATAGCTTTGCCTCAAAGCGTCAACCTTGAATTTCTAAGTTGACATTCTGCAATGAGTTCAACCTCATCCTCGCAGAGTCAAAGCGGCCCGCGTCCTGCGGATACCCGCGAGAGCCAAGCAGCGGCCTCGAAAGAGACACCCGCGAGAGGGTAAATCACCCGGCAAGTCACGACTCGGACAAGCCAGTCTCGCAATCATCAACTCTTTCTCACGTCATGTCTGACGCCCTCACAACCTATTTCGAAACCGAGTATTCCAAGAATTGGGAAATGCTCGCGCAGCAGACCGATTCGCGCCTTGGCGCTGCGGTCACGCCCACGACCATCACCGGCAAGCGCCGCAAGTTCAACCAGCTCGATGTCGGCAGCATGTCCGAAGTGACCGAGCGCAAGGGTGACACGCCCGATGGTGACTCGACCGGACAATCTTACTGGCTCTACCGCCGCAAATTCGAACGCGTGATTGTGTTCGATGAAGACGACGAGGTGCAACTTGGCACCATCGCGCTCCCGAACTCCGAAGAAGTGCAGTCCATGACGGCTTCCTCGAACCGCACGAAGGATGATGTCATCATCCAGGCTTTCGACGCCACCCGCTACATCGGCGAGAACGGCACCACGTCGGACAGTTTTCTTGCTGCGATGTCCATCGCCGTCGATTACGTTGCTTCTGGCTCGCCCGCCAATAGCGGCCTGACGCTGGCGAAGATCGCCCGTGCCAAGAAGCTCCTCGATGAGCGGGAAGTCGAAGACGGTGAACGCTACTTCGTCCATGCGGCGCAGCAGCTTCAAGACATGCTCTTGGTGGACAAGATGACCTCCGAGGACTACGCCAGCGTGAAAGCTCTGGTGGACGGCAAAATTGACCGCTTCCTCGGCTTCAAGTTCATCCGCTCCGAGCGCCTGAGCCGCAACGCTTCGACCGATGTTCGCACCTGCTTTGCGTGGCACAAGTCCGGCATCAAGTTTGCGGAAGGCGGCCGCAACGTCCACATGGACGTTCTGCCCTCGAAGCGTCACTGCCAGCAGATTCGCGGCGTCTATCGCTGCGGCGCTGTTCGCACGCAGAACGAAAAGGTCGTCCGCATCTACACGGACGAAAGCCCGTAACCCAATCTTGAGCGGGAGTCGCAAGGCTCCCGCTCTTTCCTCCCTCGTTTTAATCTTCATCTCCTCACGATTATGGCTAACGTCTTCACTGATTTTGCAACTGCTCAACTTGCGGCTGTCTCCGACATCTCGCAGGCTCCCAATCTCCGCTCCTACGGCGGCAACCTGAAAGTCATTCAGGTCACGAAATCCGCCTACACAGGCGCGACCGCTGACCCGCTCTTTCTGGCCCGGCTTCCAAAGGGTGCGCGTCTCTGCCCTCAACTGTGCTCCGTCGATTACGGCGACCCCGGCGACGCCCTCACGGGCAAAATCGGCACCTTCACGGATGCCGCGACGCCCGAGGCGATTGACGATGACGTTTACGGCGCTGGTCTGGCGCTCGGCAATGCTGCCGGGCGGAAGGCCTTCACCGAAGCGGGCACCGTTGGCGCTGGCATCCTGACGTCTGCCGCTCTCACGCAGGACGCTTGGATTGTCGTCACCTGGACGACCGCAACCAACGCCGCGTCTCACACGCAGGTCTGGACGCTGGCCTATACGCTCGCGTAATCCCTCTCTCTTCCGTGGTGGTAGAGTCCTCGCCCTCGTCGCTCTCTCGCAGGGCGGCGGGGGTTCTCCTTTTTTGAGCCATGACCAAAACCGAAATCTGCAACTTGGCGCTCTCGATGCTTGGCGCGAACACCGCGACGGACATCGACACCGACACGACCCCACAAGCGGAGGCAACGCGGCGCTGGTTTGCTCCGGCCCGTGATGAGGCGCTGGCCTCGCATCCGTGGAACTTTGCCACAACACGCGCACGGCTGACGCTGACTTGGACGGACCTTGTTGGCGTGGCGCTGACTGACAACGGTAGCGGCTTGATTCGCGTCGCGCACACAGGGCACGGATACCAGACCGGCGAACGCACAACCTTCAAAGATGTAGCGGGCGTGAATGCGAACGGATCGTGGTTTATCACGCGCATCGACAACGACACGTTCGACCTGCAAGATTCCGTCTTTAGCGGATCGCATACAAGCGGCACGGGTTCGTTTATTCGCGTGCCTTTGTTCGGCTGGGACTACCAGCGCACGATGCCGGATGACTGCTTGCGCGTCGTCCGGTTCAACGGCCTCGAAGGCAACGAGGAAGACTCGCAGCCGTTCGTGGTCGAGGCTGACAAGCTACTGACCAACGCCGATGTGGTAGAACTTCGATACATCTACCAGCACACGACCGTTGCCGAGTGGCCTCAAGAGTTCATCAATGCTTTCGCGCTCTTGCTGGCATCGTATCTC